TTCCAACTGGTGAATTTATCATAATAAATATCATTGGTTCTGGTAAAGCTATTAATAGAAATAGCTCCATTGGAGTAATTAATATTGAGATTTTTATAAAAGCAGTGTATGCACCAAAGAATGCTGACTGAGTTGAAAGAGTCAGCGTTGCGGTGTTACTATCAGATAGAGACGGGGTTACCATTAATGCTTCCATCTTACCAATGAAATAGTAAGAAGAATTTTCCACGGTACCAATACCTGCGCCAGCTGAAGCCCACTTCGTTGCGCCTGAACCAGTTGGTTCAGCGTTTAACAGAGTCATGCGAAATACATAACGCTTACCATCACCGACCATGGCCCCTAGTAAAGTAGTGTTTGCCCAATCTGCAGGAACAAAGTTTAAAGTTACTTCTAAATTAGGTGTATCAGACTGCGCTTGAATCTGCTGTGAGTTCTTTTGTCCGTAAACAGGTACGTTTACGATATTAGCTGGCGTACCAAAAGACGGAAATTCACGAATATTTCTAATGCGAAGAAATGTATTAGCAGCTTTTGTACCGCCGTTTGAATCAATCTCTGTTGCAAATAGGGCAGCAAATTCTGCCGCAGTATCAAGACCTGCAAAGGCGGGTTCTGTAGTGGGAACAGCAATAGCAATGTCAGAAAAGACACCGGCGCCAATTGAAGTAATATGAGACATTAAGTACCTCTGAAATGGTTAAAAGGGATTGAATAAAGGTATCTATAGAGAGAGCTGTTATCAGAATCAATTCCTAACGGAGATAGAGTACTACTAAAAAGCTGTGTATGATAACCATTCATAGAGATACTTTTATTTGACAGATAGCTATCTAATTTATCTGCAATTTCAATTGATCTTTTAGGGCCAAAACCTGCTTTTATAAAAATCTCAATATTAATTACTCCAATGGAGCTATTTCTATTAATAGCTTTACCAGAACCAATGATATTTATTCTGATAAATTCACCAGTTGGAACTGAACCATTTGTAGGGATTGTTTTTATATTTTCTGATAACCATCCTGCGCTTCCAAAGATAGAATAAATATCATCTAAGCTGTCTATGTATTTACCCATTTAGGCAGCCTTTAGCTTTACAGTGGTTGTAAATCCATTAGTAGAATAGGGATGTACTATTTTCCAAGTAACACCTTTTATTACAGCTGTAGAGAACATTGAAATATCCCCTAAAGCTTCATTAGAAGTATTAATTAAAAAAGTTGCATCAAAAGCAGAGTCTCCCTCTTTATTTTGATACTTTGTTCTTTTTAATAGTACTCCCTCTACTGCTTTTGTTTCTATAACAGAAGACATCTGTTGATTGTTAAAGTCAAAAACAGTAGGTTTTTCTGCGGTGAAAATTGCAATATCTTTTAAATCACCAAGCTGCTTGAAAGCTTTTTCTACTTGAGTTCTAATTAAAGATTGAAATCCCATTAATTACGCCTCCACCAAGAATTCCCAGAAGTTTTGGGATTTAGTAGTGGTTCTATCTTTCGATAAACTACTAAAGGAGTTACAGGAGGCGCTGTAATGTTATCAATTCTAATTGAATCAATGCTAATGGACTTTACGTTTCCTGTGCTATCTTGTAAGCCGTCATTATTTAGCAAATGGTAAGCTAGTTCTAAAGATGCTTCGATAATTCTCCTAGGAACAGGGTCCATACTTACTTTATAGCCAGTAATTGGCTCTAAATATACACCCTGCCTAGGAAACGCTAAAGTCTGCGATTCATTAGAAGCTAATCCTATCCACTGCTTATCATTAAGCAACAGCGAAGCAGTAACTAATGCCTTTGCTTTCATAGGAGCATCAGCAGCATCCCAAGCTGCTACATCAAGCCTGTCTGAAAAATAAGCATCAGCTTCTTCTACTGTGGCATACGAATTTATATTTTTTGACAGAGACATAGGACTAGCTCCCTTTATTATGAGTGGAAAACAGGGAGAATACCTAGTGACAGAGCGGAAGTAAACTTACGGTTCCAAGTACCAGTAGTTGAAGCTAGCGTTCCTGAAGCAACAGTTAGAAAATCTTTAGGATCTGCGCCTTCTTTTGCAAATCTATAAGATGCATCTGTTGGGAAAGCGTCTTCCGCACCAATCCAGTCATAACCCGCGGGAGCTAGCACGTAGCCCCAACGATACCACAGTTCAGTACTACCACCGCCATTGTAAGCAGCTGCCTTCCGACCAATCTCAACAGCATCTGGAACATCTAGCATTTCATAGGCGAGAGCACTGGGTAGTACAATAAATGATGTCTTAGTTCCAACAATATCAACGCCTGCGCCTGTATTGATTTTAGTTAGCTCAGCTGAAGTAAAACCTTGTGAAGCGCGAGTTTGAATAAGTCTAAACTTACCCTGGAAGATAGTATTAAAAGTTACATTACCTTCTGTTACAGAGTCATTATCTACCAGATTAGCTGAACGTAGTGATGCGATAGTTTCTGGTGAACTAATTAGATAGCAATACTCAGGCTCATAATCTTTGTATGCCTTGCCCAAAGCTTGTAAGAAACCTTCAGCGCGAGCGGCACCTTGAATATTGGCACTAGGCGCAACTACAGGCTTTGCATCTGCCAGGTCTACATAGAAGCCATAACGCTTATTAGTTGGGTCATTTTCAAAAGTTTGACCACCAAGGCCGGCAGAACCGCTAGCTGCTGCTGCGCCATAAAGCGCTTCAGTAAGCGCAATGCCTTTTAGAACTGCTAACATTGCATTATGCTCGTCTTGTGAACGAGTTTCAACAATATCGTTAGCCACCTTTGCAAGACCGTCTTCCTGAGTAACAACAGCTTGCATATTGACTTTTTCTGCACCATGAGTTCTTACAGTTTTAATATATCGTAAGTACTCTTGAGCGGATGAAGTCTTTGAGCCGTCGGTAGGATTTGTCAGAGAAGCTACATTAATAGTCGGATTAAGCGGCTTTCTCCAACGAATTTGACCGACGAAAGTTTCAGTATTACGGTTAATTTGATCATTAGCTCCCACAATACCAGTACCAGTTAGCTTTCTGGCACTAGTATAAGCTTCATCAGCAAGAGCAGAAATTGCTTCCTGCAGAACGTAATTTTCTGCGCCAGCTAGATCTGTTTTCATTTATTACTTCCTTAAAGTTCCCTCCCTAGCCTTTTTTAAAATTTCTGAGGTAGAGAGATTTAATAGTGATTTTGGTTTACTGTTTTCGTTCTTTGAAGATGACGAGCTACCTGCTCCTGAATTTAATTCAGTAGCAAACAAAAATGAATTTGAACTGTCTTCTTTAAAAGCACGGACAAAGGAGTCTAGATCTTTACCACTTTTGTGGATCCAAACACCATTTTCTCCTGCAACTAAGTCATCTACAATTTCTTTAAAAGCAATAGAAGATGCTCTCTGATTTTTGAAATTGAGACCAAGTAAAGCAGCGCGAAGTTGAGAATCTCTTTCGAGTTCTTTTGCTTTCTTTTCAGCATTAGTTCTAGCAGTTTTCTCTGCCTCAAGCTCTGCTTGTAATGCCTCTAGCTCTTTACCTTCTTGCTTCAATTTTTCTAGAGCTGCTTTTCGTTCATCTTCTTCTTTTTTCTGAAGTTTAGCTTGGGCATCATCTCTAGCCTTGTAAGCGCTGTCTAGTTTGCTTTTAATTTCAGCAAGACGCTCTTCTACAACCTTTTCAACATCTACTTGTTTATTTTCTGTAGAGTCATTTTTAGATTGCTCTTCTTTTTTATTTTCGTCTTTTAAGTCTTCACTCATAATAATCTCCGGGCACAGCCCTTAGTTTGGCACAGCCTAACCTCCAATTCCATACCAAGAACGATTTGACTTGAAATTTTCGGGAACTTTTTCAAGTATATCGTCTTTCGTCAGTATGTCTTTTTCAGTTAAAATTTTACCACCAACTTTTGATCTCCCTACCACAGGTATGAGACCAATATCCATTGCTTCCTGTAGATACTTGTCATAAAGCTCATCCGGAAGGCCTCTTTTACGCATTTCTTCTAATGTTTCAAAAATAACATTTCTATCAAGTGATCTAGCATATAATTTTCTTAATGCTTCTTTTGCTTTTAAAAGTTCAGCTGCATTAGTAAAGAATGCATCATGAATAGTAGCAGTAGAAACTTTATTCTCAGCGCCCCAGATATGAAAATTCTTAACTAAGGTTGCGTCATTTGAATGGTTCATTGTTGTTCAGGTTGTTCGTTAGGCAACCCCGTTAATATATTGAGCTTTGCAAATTTACCGTGGATTTCTAATGCAATTTTATCGTAAGCTATTGCAGCTTCCAATTCGGTATTAAACTGTCCAATATACAATCGTCTGTCCTGCGATCTAATAGAAGCTTTCCAGAAGCCTTTAACAGAATCGTACCAAACCCCTTTATAAGAACTAGTTCCATTACTTTGCCTTGCTTTGTTATACTGGTTTTCTAAAGCAGACGCAAGCCTAAGATTTCTTATATCGTTGTTAAGTCTGTTTCCGTCAATATGATCTATAAACAAGTCTTCCGGTATGTCTCTTAAAGTATGATATAGCCATACAAGTCTATGTATATAACTATACTTACCATCTACACGCACTCTACGATAGCCATCCTCGGAGACATAACCGGCTTCTTCGTCTTTTCTTGCAGATCCACGAGACACCTTATTGTACAATTTGCAATCTTTGTAGTAGAAAAGGGCCTTTAGGCGTTCTAACTTCATTTATTTCTCCATTATATTAACCGCTGCACGTTACCATGCAGATCAGACTATATCTTCATCTTTCGATGTTCCGCGCTTCGACCAGACTTCTGGCCTACATAATAGTCGTTACACCTTCAAACACATTACTGTGTAAGCTTGGCTCGGTATTGTCCCTTTCGTGGGAGATCCACCGAATTCACGGAATTTTATAACGGCGTATCCACCGTTAACTGCAAAAGCTGTTCTAGCTTTTTGAGCATCAACAATGTCATTGATAGTATTATTTTTATCAATAAACTCTTGCCACCAGGTTGGATCTGTTTTTTGTTTTACTTGAATAATATTAGTAATCCAATTACCATCAGCATCTTGATAGAAAAGCTTCTCTTCAAAACGCTGGGTATAATACTGCTCTAAAATTTTACCATCAAAATTAACCCAAGGAATGTGCTCCCAATTCTTAGGTTGTTTATTAGCTATACCTAATTCAAGTAAATCAATATCAGTATAAATATCACCTGCTTTAAGTTTTATTCCAAACTTCTTACCAGTAGGCCTATATCCAGGGTCTTGCACTCCAAAAAGAATCTCGGAAATTGTACTCTTTGGATTATAACCTGGTATACGCTTTAATACATGATCTTTAATTGGTACATGAGGGTCTATACCTAGCATCCATGCTAATGCAGGATTGGGTTTAGCACCTGCCTTATAATCGCCAAATGCTGTATTATCAGAAATTAGTGCTAGAGCTGCTAAGGTTGAAAGATGGGATCCTATAGCAGCACAAGAATTACTAGCCCTAAGAAAGCAAGTTAAAGAAGTCTTTGATAAAGGTCTCGCTCCTGGTGATGAGATCATGGAGGAGTTGTGGTTCTTGGACCCTAAGACCAGGGACTTCGTAGAAAAG